GCCTGGAGCAGACCCAATTTATGTGAAGGCAGAATATTTTAGGAACTCAGACGGAAGCATTGACGGAAAGATTTCTAGAGATGGATATGAAGCAGTCAACAATTACGAGAACCTAAAAGAATTTGAGGATATGTTAAATGGCAACAAATAAATATTTCAATCTTCATGGCTTAAGTGGAAACAACTTAAATGAGCAGGCCTTAGTAAAAGGTTTTGTTGCTGAGTCGATTCAGATATTCGGTCTCGATATCGAATATTTGCCTAGAACACTTGTCAAGGAAGATGCCCTATTTCAGGAAGATGTAATCTCCAGCTTCAATTCAGCATTTTCTATTGAAGCGTTTGTCGAAACCATGGAAGGATTCGATGGAGATGATTTGCTAGCCCAATTCGGTCTAACCGGAAAAGACCAAGTTTCAATGATGATTGCACAAGACAGATTCAGAACTATTACGTCATTACCAAGACCGATGGAAGGCGATCTATTTCATTTTCCTTTATCTAAGACTTTGTTTGAAGTTAAATTCGTAGAGCATGAAGACCAATTTTATCCTAATGGAACTCTTCCATCATTTAAACTAAGATGTGAAGCATTCGATTATTCCGGTGAAACTCTATCTACAGGCGTACCAGAAGTCGATGCAGTAGAAACAACTCTAACAGCAAATGACCCATACGCAAATAATACAAATATTGAAACGGAAGGTGCGACTATTCTAGATTTTTCAGAAGCTAATCCGTTTGGGACTCCATAAATGTTAATCAATCAAGCGTTTTATCATAGCACTATTAGAAAGTTAGTAGTTGGCATGGGAACACTAATCAATGACATCCATCTTGTCCAGAAAGATTCAGTAGGAAATCAAGTAAAAGATACGAAAGTTCCTGTTGCTTATGCTCCTAGACAAGGATATTGGGCGAAATTAAGAGAAGCTCCGGGTGATGAAATTGTCCAGAAAACTCTTCCTAGAATTTCATTCAATTTCGAAGGTTTGGAATATGACCCAGAGAGACAATTGAATCCACTTAACCCAACTAGCGCAGCAGCGTCAGGTTTAGGAGTGGATTATGCAAAGAGAATGTTCCAACGAGTTCCGTATAATTTCAACTTCAATGTTTCAGTTTTCGTCAAGAATGTCGAAGATGGTCTACAAATTATCGAACAAATCATTCCATTTTTCACTCCACAATTCAATCTAGTAATAAAGGAGATTCCTGAAATGGGAATCGTATCCGATATTCCAGTAATTATTGGAGGAGTATCTCAAGAAGATAACTACTCAGAAGGCTTTAATGAAAATAGACTAATCTCTTGGTCATTTGACTTTATCGCTAAAGGACACATCTACCAACCAATAACCGATTCAAGAGTTATTAAGAAAGCATTCTCTAATATTTCGGTTGAGCCGAGCATGACAACCCAACTAGAACAAATTGGAATAGTCGTTAATCCACTAACTGCAGGCATAGGTGACCCTCATACTGTAGTGACTTCTATAACGGCGGTTTAATATATAAGATATGTCACATAAACAAATTTCAGAATCACTAGATATTGCAATCGACGAAGATGCTTCTATTATAGAAGAAGTAGAAATCGTAAGATTCCAATCAGGAACATTAAAGCCAACAGACCAAGACATCGCAGATGACTATAATTTTGCTCGCCAGACACTAAGAGACTTGGTTGAGAAGGGAAGCGAAGCTTTGGGTGAGGCTATAAAGCTCACTAAAGAATCACCACAGCCAAGAACAATTGAAGTTACCGCAACACTGATCAATCAAGTAGCAAGCGTTTCCAAAGATTTGCTATCTCTATCTAAGGTAGCCAAAGAAATCGAAAGCAAAATCCCATCATCAGGACTACCTGATGAAAATGGCAAAGTAGAAAATCATCTCCATATTACTGCGGATACGCTAACAGATATGCTAAACGAGGAAAACAATGGCAACTGAGATATTTAGGGGTAATGCCCAGATAAAAGGTGCCGACGTAAAATATTCATACACCAGAATAGAAGTAAATGAATTCAACAAGTGCATGAATGACCCGATTTATTTTATCGAAAACTATGTCAAGATAATCAACTTGAATGATGGACTAGTAAAATTTAAGCTCTATCCATATCAGAAAGAAATGATTACCGCAATGGCTGAGAATCGTAGAGTAGCTCTATTAACGGGGCGTCAGCAGGGTAAATCAACAACATCCGCAGCATTTCTTCTATGGTATGTAATTTTCCATAAGAACAAGACTGTTGCGATCTTAGCAAATAAAGCAGCAATCGCAAGGGAAATTCTTGAAAGAATGACTCTCATGCTAGAAAATATTCCTTTCTTCATTCAACCTGGGTGTAAATATTTGAACAAAGGTTCGATAACATTCTCAAATGGCTCAAGAATAATGACTGCTGCGACCTCATCAAGCTCAATTCGTGGATTCTCAATCGACGTTCTGTTCTTAGATGAATTTGCATTCGTTGATGATGCTGATACATTTTTCACATCAACTTATCCAGTTGTATCTTCTGGTAGAAGCTCAAAGGTTATCATTACGTCTACACCGAATGGATTAAATTTATTCCATAAGATTTGGACGCAGGGCAAAGAAGGAATAAATGGTTTCGTGTCTCTGAAATATGATTGGAGATGTGTTCCAGGCAGAGATAAGGACTGGGAAACTGAGACGAGGAATACGATTTCTGAAGAGCAATTCGCTCAAGAATTCGAAGGCAGTTTTCTTGGTTCATCAAATACTCTTATTCCACCAGGAAAGATAAACGAGTTGGCAGCAATTAACCCAACTTATATTGGATTGGATAGAGCATTCAGAGCATATCATGAGCCGGTCGAAGGAAATGGATATGTTGTTATAGTCGATACCTCTAGAGGAAAAGGACTTGATAACTCAGCATTCTCCGTAATCAACATCACAGATTATCCATTTGTTCAAGTTGCAACGTATTACAATGCTGATATTTCTCCTTTGCTATACCCATCAATTATTGCTACAATAGCTACAAAATATAATGAAGCTAGTGTATTAGTCGAAACGAATGATATCGGCGAAGCAATTGTAAATGACCTAAATTATGATTTAGAATATGAGAATATCATATCTACCTCACTATCCAACGGTCGCTCTTCTCTTGGCGTAAGAACCACGAAAAGAGTTAAAGCTATCGGATGTTCAACCTTAAAAGATTTGGTAGCAAACACTAAGTTGATTATCAAGGATGAATTGACAATTAAAGAAATGTCAGGATTTATTCAGAAAGGAGCATCATACGAAGCAGATTCAGGCTTCAATGATGATTTAATGATGACTCTCGTTCTATTTGCTTGGTATACAACAACTCAAGATTTTTCGGAAATGAAGTCAAATTTCAATATTGGTAAGTCTATCTTCGGTCAGCAAATTGACCGATTAGAAGAAGATTTATCTCCATTTGGATTCATTAACAACGGATTGGAAAGTGAACAACCTCAGATAGAAGTAGAAGCAGATGGAACTGTTTGGTCTTCTACAGAGTTTTGAAAAGCTTGTAAAAATAAATAATACAAATAGAATTTGTCTAGCAATAATATGCAAACAAAACTAAAATATAGGAGTACGTAATATGGGATTTTCTCTATCTCCATCGGTTACCGTTAAGGAAGTTGACTTAACCACGTCAATTCCTGGTGTAGCAACATCTATTGGTGCTGCAGCCGGTACATTCAAATGGGGCCCAGTTGAAGAAGTTACGCTGGTAGACACAGAAGCTAATCTAGTATCAAAATTTGGTCTGCCTGACGCAACCAACTACAAAGATTGGTTTACTGCAGCAAACTTTTTGGCTTATGGCAACAATTTAAAACTTGTTCGTGCAGTTGGAACTGGAGCATTTAACTCCGACGACTTAGGAAGTGGTGCTGTTCTTGTTAAGAACATTGCTGATTTCGAAGCCAATAGTGCAACATATACACCAAGCTTTATCGCTAAATATCCAGGCGTTGAAGGTGATTCAATTAGCGTTGAAACTTCATCTGCGACTGCTTATGGAACTGAAAGAATTGTAGTATCAGCCGTTGCTGGAACATTCGCTCTTGGCGAAACAATTACTGGTGGAACATCTGCTGCAACAGGAGTCGTTGATAAAGTAGCGAATACTGAATTGTGGATTACAGTTTCAACTGGTACATTCGTAAGTGCTGAAACAATCACTGGCGGAACATCTGCTGCAATTGCAACCACTGGAATTATCGAATGGGCATACGCTGCTGATTTCGATTTTGATGTCAGTGGAACAGAATTATTCATCGTAGTTCTTAAGAGCGGAGTTGTTGTTGAAAAATTCATCGCAGATACATCTGCTGTAGCAAAAGATTTCCAAGGTGATTCTACATTCGTAGAAAACATTCTTGCTCGTAAATCTGCTTATGTTTGGGCTGCTAATGGAGCATCTATTCTTGGAGCGAAGTTCGTTCTAAGTGCTGGTGCTAACGGTGCTACTCTAACAGACGCAAACTACATGACAGCCTTCGATTTGTTCTCAAATGCTGATACATTGGACATCAACTTACTAATGCAAGGTGGAGCATCTACCTTAGTCGGTAAATACATCATCCAAAATATTGCTGAAGTTCGTAAAGATTGTGTTGCTTTCGTTTCACCTGATGAAACTGATGTTGTTGTTCCTACTGGACAAGAGACTCTTCTTAAGACTCTTCGTAAAACTGGTAACTACAATGTGTCATCATCTTATGGTGTTCTTGATGGTAACTACAAGCAGCAATACGACCGTTACAATGATGAATATCGTTGGGTACCACTTAATGGTGATATCGCTGGTCTTTGTGCTCGTACTGATGATGTAACTGACCCATGGTATTCACCTGGTGGATTTAACCGTGGTCAAATCAAAAATGTTGTTAAGTTAGCATTCAATCCA